CTCATGGATGTGGTCGGCGAACATCCGATGCTGGGGCCATGCCCTGGTGCATCGGAACCCATCGTCATCGTTGGCCTCGCACTGTCCGCCTGCCCTACCCACCACCGCAGCACGCCAGTCACGGTAGGCAGGTGTGCGGTAAGCTCGGTCGTCGTCCTTCAGCAGTGGGGTGGTACGTCCGTCCAGGGTACGGAACAGTGGGGGCAGGGTGCGGACCTTGGTCATCCGTAGGATAGCCGGCATTCGAGCAGGGAAGGCCGCTGGTGCGTTTATCTGGGGTGGCCTTGGCCGGGGTAGGGGCGATCTATCCCACTCAACCCTACAAAGGCGCAAATCTGGTACCACTGCATGGTGCGTAAATCAATCCCTACACCACGGGTAGGCTTTGCCGATTGAGTTCCAGCGCAATGACATGGGCACCACCGCTCGCGTAACGATAGAACGTCGACCGCGACCAACCCCGTTTTGCCAGCATTTTCCGCACTGACCGCCGATAGGCAACGGCTGCAGCCCATTGCGCCAGGCAAAGGCGCTCCTCGGGATATGGCGCCAGCATGACCAGCCAGTCCTGTGCCTGTTCCATCCGGGAAATATCGGTGGCCGAAACGCCGAGCCGGGTGAATTCCCAACTGTGGAACCGTTCTTTGCGGTCGTCGTCGGCACGGCCAACAATATCGGAAAACTCGACCGCCATGCTGGGCCAGGCAGACGCAATCAACAACCGCCGCCGTGCCTGCGGCAACCTGCGTTCCACCGAATAGGCCTCGATCAGCCGCCGTTGCACCCACTCGGCGGACCACTGCGGCGGCACCAGGCCCTGGCTATCGACCGCGATCGAGCTCAGGCGCATGGCCATTCCTCCCTTCGCGTTGGTCGGGGTGCGCTGGTTCTCCTGACAAGTTCCAGCGCACCCCTATCGGGCCGGGCCGAGATGGGATCGCCCGGACCCGAATGGTTGCATCACCCAGTGAGACGCCGCCAAGTCGAATCCGGCGGTGCATCGGGAATTGCCGCCCATTGTTCGTCGGTGAGGCCAAGTTTGGCTTTGACGGCTTCCGGTGTGAATTGATTGGCCTTGTCGGCTTTGTCTGGCTGTAGGCGAGCAAGCAGTTGCTTAAACCCTTCGGCGATGCGCTCACGCTCGGTTGTGCTGACTGCTGCCTCCAATCGCGCGCGTTCAGCAAGTTGGAAACGCGAGCGTTCCTCCCATTCATCGGTCCATGCGGGCGCCGGCATGTGCCGCTTACATGCCTCGACAATTTCGGCCACGGTCGGAATGAATTTCAACGATGTGATGACTTCGTCGACGGCGTGTTCGCCGATGTCGAGCGGATAACGGCACAGAGCCGTGGCCATTGTCGCGATGTAGGTTTGCGGATCAGCGAGGCTTACGGAAGGGTATGAGCCGAGCATTCGTCTTGTTAGCCTGACTGCCTGGTCCCTTGTCATCGCATTGGTCGAGGTAGGCATCGACTTGTTTGAGAGCATGTTGGGTTTTCTCCTTCCTGTCCTCACGCGAACCCGGTCGCGGTGCTTGCTGCGGTGGGTGGCCGTTGGAATTGCGGAATGGCGAGCGGCACCAATTGCGCCAGGCGGCCATGACGTTCTTTGGCTGTTTGCCGTGGGCGAGGTGATAATCGCGGAACCGTTGCCACTCCTCGGTGACGCGGCTTCGTTCCCAGTTTTGTTTCAATCCAAATTCGACAGCAGCGCGCGGCGCGCAATCACACGCCACACGCGCGTTCGCGCGCGTGTGTGTTTGCTTTCTTCCTTCTTTCTTTCTTTGTGGTTGTGGAGGTGTGAAATTGGAGCTTTGAAATGATTGGGAAATTTCCGAGGTAACCGTTACGTTTTTAGGGGGGTTACCTCGCGAATTCTTTAATGATTTCAACAAAACTGCCCTTTTCAGCTCGATCTCGGCCCGTTTATTTTTCCATTCATCGGTAAAAAACGCTTTGATTACAGGACGTTCGCGTGCCCACTGTGCCGATGTCATGCAGGCGATGCGGGCCAGCGCGCGATCGCCCTTTGGCAGCTCGCCATGCAACCAATAGTGCATGAGCAGAAGCAGGTAGGCGCCGTGCTGGGCCGCGTTCAGATGCTTGGTGTCGCCGAGATAATCGCTGGCATACAGCGGCATGAAAGGCAGCGATCTCATTGCACCTTCACCCGGTCCATCAGCGCACCCCATCGCTGCAGGATCTTCACCGCCGCCTCGTAGCTGTCGGCGACCGCGTGTGGGCAGCCGTTGAGCTTGCACCACAGGGCAAAGCCGGCTTGGTGCTCGGTCAACTTGCCGCCGCGGCGCTTGAGCTCGAGGAAATGCGGGCGCTGCCAAAATTTCGGCCCCGCGGGGGGGATCAGAATCAGATCAGGCCACCCCGGCTGCACGCCCATCCGCTTTAGCCGCGCGCCGGTCACGGCATCCCGGAGCTCGCCCATCGGCAGATGCGTCCAAATCCATCCCGGCGTTGCCCAGCGGCGAAGCGTGTCAGCAACGGCACAGTGCACGGCGAACTCGAGCGGCGGTGGCGCTGCAACACCGCGCTGGCGGCGCGATTTGAACAGATGCAGTTGGCGCCCGCTCATCGTGGCACACCCCGGTGTTTGCGCAGAAACCAACTGCGCCGGTCGGACACGATGCAATAGCCGGTGTCGGCGAGCAGCTCGTTGATCTGCCAGACGTGAGCTTTGATGGTGTATTTGCTCACCGGCCTGCGGTCGCCGTAGAGCTCGCGCGTGATCTCCTCGCTGGTGATGCCGAGGTCACCCGCGCGCTTGATCAGGTCGAAGATCGATGCCTTCAGCGCCGGCAGCCGGATGCCGCAGCGCACGAAGCGGACGGGCTGGCCGCACGACTGGCAGGTATCCACCATGGGCCGCCCCCGGCTGGCATTACGAATCGTCCATCAGGTCATGGAGGAAGGCGGTGTCCTTGCCCTTTGCGCGCCGTCGCGCTTCATCGGCCGCCTTCATCAATAGTTCTGCCGCAGCCGAAGATTGCGCCGCCTTGCGCAACTTGACTGTCGCGTCTTCATAGAGGTCACGTACCGTCGCAAACTTGTAGCTCACCTTTTCAAACAACTGCTCAGCGTCGAGTTCTTCACCGCTGACGTGACGGGCAGGCCTAGTTAAAAATTCTGGAACAGTAACACCGGCAATTGAGAATAGGTCTGGTCCATGTTTACGGGGAGGTTTTTCCCATGCGCGAGTCGCCGCTTCCATAAGTGCGTCGAGCATTAGCGATTCGAATTTGAGTTGATTGCGTGAGTACTGACCGCGTATCCGTTTACGGAAGCCGTCCGCGGAGCCGCCGTTCTGTTGCGCCTTTTCGATGTATCGAGTTTTCTCCGCTTGCAGCAGCGCAGAAATAGTATCGGCAACCACAGGGGTGTCGTCTTCGTTGTCGAGTGGCATGACTATTTCTCCACCAATGACGAAAGCAGGTCGAATAACGCAACGCCGCCTCGTTTGAGGTTAGGCAGGAATTGTGGATCTATGCGCACGCGTTCGATCAATGCGCGGCGGAAGTCAGGCTCGGCCACGAGCGAGTGAATATCGGCAACGAATTCGTCGTTGCCCCATGAAATCAAATTCCGATAAGCACCCTCGGCAATTCGTAAAACCGTTTCGCGCCGGTTGTTTTCCTTTTCTTGTTTCTCGCGTTTGCGTTGTTCAAAAGCCGCATACGCTTCCGCCAAGGTCATGCGCTCCTCGTCAACGAGGTCGGCGAGGTCTGACGCCTCTCCACGCAGTTGTCCTATTTGTGTTTCGGCCGATTGCAATTCCTTGCGGCTGTCCTCAACTTGCTTGAGGGCTTCGTCGAGCTTGACAACGCCGTCGCGTACCCTCTCCGCGAGTTCGAGTGAGTAACGATAAACTGCGCGGGCTTGCTTCAATCGCGTCGAGCTAAACCCGTCAGTTTCTGACGCCTTTCCCTTCTTCCCCCTGCCACCCTTTTCCGGCTCGGGGTACAGCCATGCCAGCGCCATTGCCTGCTCGCCCTTGCTGATGTTACGCCGCTCGCCGCGCGACTTCACAAAGGCTTTGATCTCCTCGTCGTTCTCAAATTGAATAGTTTCAAACCTCGGCTCGATGCCGGCGATCTCACAGGCGCGTAAACGATTGCGCCCGTCGACTAACGCTTCGCTGGCGACCCCGTTGACTCGTCCGAGCACGATGGGATCGCGTTGCCCATTGACGGCCATGTCGGCCGCAAGACTGGCAAGTTCTTCCTCCGTCATGAGCCGATAGGCTTCCGCCGCCGGGTGTATTTTGACGGATTTCTGCTTCATGCGGCCCCCATTTCAAAGTTATTTACGTATCGTCGCTCTTACCCTTGCCCACCAAAGCCTCAGCCGCGACCACAGCAGCGCAATCAGCCCCGGCCTTTGCGCGGGTGATTTCGAGTTCATGTTGATGCCGCCGCATCTGGCGCTCGCACTCAGCCGCGTAAGCTGCCTGCAAGCGTAAATAGATCGAAGCCGCGATCTCGTTCGGACGCCGGTAACGCAAGCTCCAGAACGCTCGCCATGGCACGCCGTATCGGACCTCAAGGCGCCGCCACGCATTCTCCATGTCGCCGGGCCCCTTGGCCTCGGAGTGCGTGAGCCGCTTTGCCCACGCCGCCGCTTGATCCACGGCTGTCACGTCAGTCACGATCGACTCCCGCAACGAATTCTTGCGCACTTGAAAACCCTCCTGCTGCACATTGCTCGCGGTTGAGACGAGCAAGCAGGCCCCTGGCAGGGCCGGCGCAGGAGATTGGATGGCCAGAGGCGCTCATTTGGAGCCCTTGGCTGGGGCGAACGAAGGGGACAGCGGATAAAGGTCGCCACGCAGTTCGTGCCGAGGCACGCCCGTAGCGGTTTCAATCGGAATGACGAACTCGGCTGGGACGCCCTTTTTTGAGCGTTCAAGCCAATACCAGACCTGCGATTGTGTCGTACCGATACGCTCTGCTAGCGGTTTTTGACCACCGGCTTTCTCGCAAGCTCGCAGAAGTGCCGCCTTGCTCATGGGCCGAGGATACTGATTTTTCGGTGATAAACAACCGAAAAGTCTGTTCAAGCCGCTCTACCGTGAATTCGGTAGGCTTTCCAATATGAAGCCTGTCGACAAGATTGCTTTTGGGAAGCGACTAGCCCAACGACGGCAAGCACTCCAATTTTCGCAGGGCGCCCTAGCATCGCGCGTGGGCATGAAACAGCAAGGCGTCGCCTCAATTGAGGCGGGCGAGGTAGAGCGTCCCGGCAAACTTCGCGAGATCGCCAAGGAGTTACGGACAACCGAGCAATGGCTCTTATGGAAAGAGGGGCCGGAAAATGAGCCGCCTCAACAGCCCGACATCACTGAAGTGCCGCTGCTGTCGTGGGTGAGCGCCGGCCCGCTTGCCGATCCTCAGACCCAGGTCTCTGCCCAGGAATCCGAACGGCAATTATTTTTTTCGGACCTTGGCGCTGGGGATTTCTTCGCACTGGAGGTCAATGGCGATTCGATGAACCGCGTGTCGCCGTCGGGGTCAATAATTGTAGTCAACCGCGCGGATCGCGAACTCGTGGCCAATCGCTGCTACGTCTTCATGGAGCGCGGAGAAACTACCTATAAACGGTGGGAGCCGGACCCTGCCAGGCTGGAGCCTTGGTCTACGAACGACGCCCACAAGCCGCAATACATAAAGGGCAAGCGCGAGTTCAGCGTGGTCGGCCGTGTCCGGCGGACCGTTCTGGACTTGTGAGGACGGTCCCGGCCATCGGCAGCCCGCCCTCATAGGTCCCCCGGTCCTCGTTCAGTCATTCCGGGGCGAGGCAAGTGCGTGAGTGCCTCGTGAGACGTCACAGTGTTGATCGGGTCGATGTCATGGGTAGCTGCTGGCGTTCCAGCTCAGCACAAGCTTCACTAGCCTTTGAATTCTTGACTGAATATACCTTCACCTTATCACCAGCAGAGACTGTCACCGTCGCTTTCTGGCGGTCATCTTGGCAGAGCTTCTCAAGAGCGGCAAGGAAGCCCTGATCGTTCCGCAGCATCACTTTCTCTGACGTGATGGCATCGCCAGCGTAGACAAACTTGCGAACCAGGGAGCCACGAAGCTTGGACATGTCGTTAGGCGTATCGCGGAACGCCCCTGACGGAGCCTCGGCCAATGGCGCAGCGCGGAAATATTCGTCACGCACCACTGTGCCTTCCGTCAGCGGATATCTCGCGACAAAGTAAACGGCGGCGGGAGGCGCCTCAGGCGCCGGAGCGGCCTGCACCGATATCGGTGCTGGCAGATTCATACTACTATAAGCAATAAGCCCGAACGCAGTGGTTGCGAGCAGCAACACCATGATGATCGAAATTCGCAAAGCAGATGACACGTCAGTTCTCCTCTTGTTTCAAGTTGCCGCGTTGCAAGGTTCGCGGAGTGCTCGACATGGACACTGTGGAGCCGCTTCTTTGTAGCTTCCGCTCCCGTGCCGGGCTTGTTGGCCAAGGCCAAAGGTTTGATTTTTGGTGCCATGCGGATGCGCGAAGGCCGAGCCGCGGGCAGCGCCTGAGCCGCTTATCCAGCGACTATACTGATTTCTCGGTTGACGTCTACCGATAATTCGGTATTATCCCTCCCGTCTGCAACGGGAGCCGCCCATGCCTGCCGCCGCCGCCAAGCCATATCGCGACGGCTTCTCGATGCGCCTGCTCGTCGTGAACGAGATCAAGCGCGCCGGCACCCCGCTCACGTCACGCCAACTGGCCGACCGGCTCAACACCAAGCTGAGCACCGTCACGTCGATCTGCTCGAAGCTCGCCAGCTATGGCCTGCTCGGCAAGGAGATACGAAGTGCGGCCTGCCGTACATGCGGCAGCCCGCACACGTTCTACCTGTGGAGTCTGCCGACATGATCGTCGATATCGGATCGACCGTCGACACTGAACGCCTCGCCAGCGTCACGACGCTCTACAGAGGCTCGCATGAGCCAGACGGCCAGATGTGCGCGATGGAGGCCGTTGCCTATGTGGCGCGCGAGCCGTGGTCCGATCATCCCGAATGTGCATGTCCGGTGATCGGCGCGTTCATGCGCGCATGGAATGACGCCCTGTCTGACGATGAGCGCACCACGCTTCTATTGCCATTGATCCCGCGACTGGTCGGTACACGAGGCAGCAAAACGCTTGCGCAACGGCGCGCATTGATGGCCGCCGATTGGCTGGTGCGCGTCAATACGCCGGCATGGCTGCGGCTGGCGGGGCTCACGGTCCACGCCGACGCGCTTGCGTCTCTTCCTGAGATTACGTCGCTCAAACAAGTCCCGTCGATCAAAGGACCAATCGAAGCCGCGTGCGTTGATGCGGCCGCTGCGGCGGCCGCTGCGTGGGCCGCTGCGTGGGACGCTGCGGGGGCCGCTGCGGGGGCCGCTGCGGGGACCGCTGCGGGGGCTGCTGCGGGGGCCGCTGCGGCGGCCGCTGCGTGGGCCGCTGCGGGGGCCGCTGCGGGGGCCGCTGCGGGGGCCGCTGCGGGGGCCGCTGCGTGGGCCGCTGCGGGTAATAAGAAACTCGCGCCGGTCAAAGCCAAATTGCAGCAGTCAGCCATCAAGCTGATCGGGCGCATGATCGAAGCCAAGCATGACAACACCATCGCGGTGGGCGCGTAGATGTTGAGTCCCGCCCAGATCGCGGCGCGGTGGGCCGATGCTGCCGTTAAATATCTCGACGGGAGATTATAATGCTTACTCCCGCCCAGCAGGACGCCAGGAAAGGAAAGTTAACAGCGAGTAGGGTTGCTGTTCTAATGAACGGTAACTCGGAGGGCATTTTACGATTATGGAAAGAAATGATCGGCGAGGCCGTCGAGGAGGATCTGTCCGACGTGTGGGCCGTGCAGCTCGGCTCCACCACCGAAGGACTGAACCTGGAGTGGTTCGAGCGCCGGTACGGCACGACGGTCACGCGCCGCGGCGAGGTGGTGATCGGCCAGCACGAATGGATGGCGGCAACGCTCGACGGCTGGGACATCGTCAACAATTGCCCAATCGAGTGCAAGCATGTCGGCGGCTTCGAAAAGTTCGAGGTGATCGTCAGCCGCTATCAGCCGCAGATGCAGTGGCAGATGTTGGTCACCGGCGCACGGGAATGCGCGCTGTCGGTGATCATGGGCGCCAGCGAGCCGGTCGTCGAGTTCGTCAATAGGGACGATGAATACATTCGGGAGATGGTCAGCCGCGGCCAGCAATTCATGGCCTACGTGGAGCGGCGCACGCCACCGGTGACGCTGCCCGCCGTCCCGCCGCCAATCGATGTCTCGAAATATTACGACATGACCGGCCGGAATGAATGGGCCAATGCCGCGGCAACCTGGCTGGCGACCAAGGCCACCGCGCGCGAATGCGCCGACGCCGAGAAGTATCTCAAATCGATCGTGCCGCCGGACGCCCGGCGATGTACGGGCTATGGCGTGTCAATAACCCGCGACCGCGCCGGGCGCTTATCACTAAGGGAAATCACATGAACATCCCAGTCAAGACCGACATCATGGAATCCGTGATCGTCAAGGGCGATCTCGCCAAGCTCACGCCCGACGAGCGTGTGCGATACTATGGTGCTGTTTGCGAAAGTGTCGGCTTAAACCCATTAACCAAACCATTCGAGTACATCACCTTGAACAACAAACTGACGCTGTACGCACTGCGCAATTGCACCGATCAATTGCGGACCATCCACGGCGTCTCGGTCGATGAGCTGACCGAGGCCCAGCACGACGGTGTGTACGTTGTCACCGCCAAGTTGCGCAACCGGGATGGCCGCACCGATATCGCCAAGGGCGCCGTCTCAATTGCCAACCTCAAAGGCGAGGTGCTCGCCAACGCCATGATGCGGGCTGAGACCAAGGCCAAGCGCCGTGCCACGCTGTCGCTATGCGGCCTGGGATTCCTCGACGAGACCGAAGTCGCCGATGTCCCGGTCACGCACCGCCGCCCGCCCCCGCCAGCACCGAACGCGATGCTGCAGCACGATCCCGAGACCGGAGAAGTTTCGTCGCAGGCGCCGAACAACGCTGCGGCGGAACAGGCCGCCTCGCCCGACACCGAAACCGACGCCGACGGGGCGGCTCTGTCGTTCGAGGACATGGCGCGCGACGCCGCCATGCGCGGCGAGGCCGTCTTCAAGACTTTCTACAAGAGCCGCAACGCCAAGGAACGCGAGCGGCTCAACGCGATGGGCGACGAATTGCGCGGGCTGATGACGTGACCGAGCACGAGATCGATCAGCGCGTGGACCGGATGCTGGATCACCTGGAGCGCCTGCTGCTCAACGGCGATATGTCCGAGGACGCCTATCACGCCGCCATCATGGAACTCGTCGAATGGGAGGAAGAGGCAATGCTCAAAGCCAAAGGCAACCGAACTCACGCCTGACAGGTACTACCCCCATCTGCCACCTGTCAGGACGAGGGTGCGTGCGGGCGCGACTGGCCTCGCCGTCCGCACGCGCTTCCCGCTCCAGGGAATGGGAGCTGCGCTCCGAAGGACCATCGTGCGCCAGGCAATCCTACTCATGCTGATGCTGCTGGCCCTGGTGCTATCGCCGACGCCAGTCGTGCCAAAGCCAACGCCTGCGCCGGCCAAGACCGACAAAGCCGTCGCGCCCAAGCCGTTCACGATGCCTCTGCCGACACCCGTGCGTGTGATCACCGAGAGCTATCAGGCGTTCCCATCGGAGCCGGCCTTCACACTGCCGGTCCAGGCGATGCAGGTCGACCCGCCGGCGGAACAACCAAAGCCGGTCGTTGCCGCTGCCGCTCCTAATAAGGCTGCGAAACGAGAGCCAGACATCTGCCGCGGCAAAGGCCGGAGCTATTACAACAACGGCCGCTCGTGGCGCTGCAATCGGTGAATCAACATGAGACTCGTCAATTGCATTGTCTGCGGGGTGGGGTTTACGACCGCTTGTCATAAGACGTGCTCAGAACCATGTCGTCGAGAACGGTATCTAGAACAAAAGCGCCGCGACCGCGAGAAGCATCGCGAGCAAAGATATGAGCAGCAGCGTCGTTACAGAAAAGCCAACCCCGAAAAAAATCGGGAGGGCTCTCGTCGCCACCGAGAATTGCACGGAGATGAATATCGCAAAAAGCACGCGTTGCGCGCAAGCAGGCCGCACAAGCCGAACGGGAAAAAACCGCAGCCGAACTGACGCAACGCGTTGAGAAAGCAGTCGAGCAAAAGGCCCAGATCATCCTGCTCGACTGGGTGCTGCCGAACGGCAAAGCCCTGCGCGATTGCACCGGACGCGAGTGCAAGCAAATGAGCGGCCAGATGGGGACATGGCTCGGCAAGATCGCGGATCGTGTGAAGCCAACCGAGCTCGTCGGCAAGGTCTTGCAGGAAGCCGAAGTGCGCAAGCTCTTCCCTGCATGGCGCCAGCCGAAATGAGTGACGGAGGTTGCTAATGAACATCTACGATCTGTCTGCCACCCAGATCATGAGCCTGACCGTCGCCGCCGTCGTGGCGATGTCAACGCTCGCGGTGCTGCTGGTGCTGATTTCTTACTGAAAGACGTCCAGGCAGATGGTGGACGAATGCCTGACCCTTAACCGGGACGACATCCACACAGAGGAGAGATGATGCGGCGATACTTTCATGGCTGGCGATGTTGGTTCCGCGCGCTCTACATGGCGCGGATCAAGAAACGCGGCGCTGGCCGGCAACCGTGGCGCCTCGCGCTGAGACAGGCTGCCTGTGATCGTTGGATCGTGGACGGCCACATGCGCGGAGCTAAGCCACCTCGCTTCATACGCAACGCGCCCTATGGGCGGGAGTGACGAGGATGGCTTTTACTGAAGCGCAAATCGATGCAGCCTGTGCCGCCTGGGACCGGGTATGGATGGGATGCGCCTACCAAGGAATGGCAAGGGACGCCATCCGAGCGGCCCTTATCGCGGCAATGGATTTGGTGGAGCGGCACGATGGTGAACGAGGAAATGAGGTCACCCCGGCCGGGCTTCCCAGTCCCGGCCAAGTCGAGTAAGGCGCAAGGTTGAGTAAAAAAATGTCGCGTGCTGCCGCCAGGTTCCGCGAAGCCGATATCGCCCGCATTTTCAAGGCAGCGGGCAAGGCCAAGGTTGCGGTCCAGGTGGTGATCCGACCCGACGGCGAGATCGTGGTTTCAACGCTCGACGCGCCTGTCAGCGCGGACGGCGACAACCCTTGGAATGAGGTTTTGCGGGATGGCAAAGATCGAACTGCGGTTCGTACAAAGGTTCCGTGACCGCCACGGCACCCTGCGGTTCTACTTCCGCCGCAAGGGCTGCGCCCGCGTTGCGTTGCCGGATCGGCCAGGGTCGGAAGTCTTCATGGAGGCCTATCAGCTTGCGCTGGCGAGCGCCGAACCCCCTGCCCCGCTGCGGGTGCTGGCCGGCAGCATCGATGCGCTGGTCTCGGATTACATGCGATCGGATCAATTCCTGAAAAACCGCCCGGTGACGCAGGCAAACGACAGAAACATCCTCTGCCGCTTCTGCCAGCAGCACGGCAGCAAGCCCGTGCGGCTGCTCCAGCAACAGCACGTCCGCATCATCCTCGACGGCAAGGCTGGCCTGCCGGGAGCGCAGCGCAACCTCAAGCGCAATCTGCGCCTGCTGTTCGACTTCGCGAAGGATCGCGGCTGGCGTCCCGACAACCCGGTGAGCGGAATCGCGAACGTCAAGCGCGGGAAGGTCGAGGGCCACCACTCCTGGTCCGAGGAGGAGCTGGAGCTGTTCGAAGCTCACTGGCCGGTCGGCTCCAAGCCCCGACTTGCGCTCGCGCTCCTGCTCTACACCGCGGTGCGCCGCGAGGATGTCATCCACCTCGGGCCGGGCAACACCAGAACCGGCCGCTTGGTCTATGTGCAATCCAAGGGCCGGGTTGCGATGGACATCCCGATCGCGCCGCAACTCGCCGAGGTGATCGAGGCAACCCCGACATTAGGCATCCGAACCTTCATCGTCACCAGCGCGGGCGCGCCGTTCACTGCGGCCGGATTTGGAAACTGGTGGCGCGACCGTTGCCGCGACGCTGGGCTGCCGGACGGCTGCCGGGCGCATGGGTTGCGCAAGGCAATGTTGCGCCGGATGGCGCAGGCCGGGTGCTCGGAGGACTTCATCGCCTCGGTCAGCGGTCATCAGGACATGCGGGAGATCCGCACCTACGTGCGGGCGGCGAACCGGGCCAAGATGGCCGACGAGGGCATGGCCCGGACGCTGGCGAGGTTTAGCTGATGCCTGATGATGAGGAAATGCCTGATGAGGAAATGGTCCCCGTTCCTGGATCACCGCCGATCGACCTGCGTACTTGGCAACTCTGGGAGAGCGACGACGGCCAGAGGCTCAACAAAATAGTAATGCAGGCGGTCACCGACATCGTGCGGATGGCGTTCGAGGAGTCGCCGCCATATCTGCACTTTCCCTTCGCATGGAGTACCGGCGACGGGTGCGGCGGGCCAGCGGTCTCTGATCCGGCGACGCTCTACGTCGGGCTGCCGCTCGCAGAACAAGGGGGCGATTGGTGCCAGTATGCCTGCTCGCTCGAAGGCGCGGTCAATGGCTTGATCGATTTGCTCGTGAGCCCGGAGACGGGAAAAATCGAAGACGTGGAATCGATAGAGCGTTGCAGCAAAGTTGCTGCACGGCTACGCGAACTGGCCGGAAAAATCGACGCGGCTTGCGAGCCCACCGAGAACAAAACTGCATCGCAAACCCGATAGGTGGTCCCACCGGAAATGGATGATTCGATGGCCTTCGATGTTCGCCACAATTGTTGCACCACGTTCGACCGCGCACAACAAAGCGGCACCGACAACGAAGGCTTCGGGCGCCTCATGTGGGTTAATGCGGGCATCGCCACCATGGGATACGACCTGCCGCCGATTGAGTATTGCCCATGGTGCGGAACCCCCATCGCAATGCGCGCCGAGGCCAAAGAGCGAGGCCCGCACTACAATCTTTAAGGGGCAACGACAATGGACCACTACAAAGTCAGCCAGCACATCGGTTGGATGCGGATGTACCTGCACGGGATGACCGAAAATAATCCAAGCGACTTACTGAAAGTCACAGTATCCCCATGTGCGCTTGTGGAATGCCGATGATCGCCAAGCAGGCAAAATTCAAGCCTTCATCCGCGAGGCACCGCACCGCGCGCGTGGCCCGGCCGCATCCGCGACGAGAACAAAATTGGAGCAAAAAACGGAGGTAAAGTGTCAAACCATGCGAGTCCAGAGTGTCAAACCTAGCTCTAAGTACTTGAACTTACTACACTTCTTAACCTATGTGGCGGGAGCGACGGGACTGCTATGACTTTGATCCTAAATACGAAATCGGGTCAACCCGCCTTTAATCCACCAGCTAAAACAATGGACTTCCTTTGAAAAAGTAAACCCACCGGGGACGGGCTCTAGTGCATATTGCACTACCGCGCAAAATGCGCTGGCGACCTCCAATATTTGGTCCGCCGGAGGTAGCACCTTGTGCCCTGGTTGTGCCGCCCGCCGTGCCGCCCGCCATCGGGTTGCACAGGCTAAATGGCTGGGCGATCTAGTTGCCCAGGGCGGGCAGATCGCCCAGCTCGGTTCGCTGATCGGCTGGCCCTTGCCGACAATCGCGGATGTCCCGGACCAGACTGGTTATCAGCTCGAGTTGCGACTTGTTGCGCTCGCCTGCATTGCTCGCGACCTCGCCGAGGACGTAGCCGGCAAACGCCAGAAACCCGATGTTGACTATGAGCAGCGCGATCGCCAGCGGCTGCGACTGCATCGCCCTGACCGCATCGCCTGCCACCTGTCCGGTTGCCTCGATCGGCATTGAGGGCGCCCCTGTTCTACGACTCGGGCCGGCGGTACGGAAAGATGACCTCGACCTCGTCGTCGGTCGTCAGGCCGAGGTCGGCCAGCAGGCCTGGGCTGAGATCGGCGACCCGGCCGGTATTCTCGTTCGGCCCCCAGTCGGCCGGGAATGCCGTCAGCTCGATGCCGCCCGCACGCACCAACGCGATCTCTTCGCGCATCATGGCCTTCGGCGTCGTGTTGTAGTCCCACCGGCATGCGACATAGTGGATGTGCGGATTGAGCCGCCGCGCCAGGCCGGTCGTCCCCTCAGGCTGATACGGCAGGAACAGGTGTGGCGCCTGCTCGACCTCACTGATGAATGCCAAACCCTCGCTCGGCGAGACGCCAGTGTCGTCCGGGCCACCGAAGCTCGAGCACCGACCGCTAGCCTTGAACAGCGGCGACGCCTCGGCGATGCCATCGAGCGGCTCCCCGCCGAGCTCGTCGGCAATGGCCGCGCAAATATCAAAGAACTTCGCCTCGTAGAGCTTGGCGTCGGCCTCGCTGTCGACGAAACAGATCTCAAGCAAAATCGCCGGCTTCTCGGTGTTGTTCAGGAAGAATAAATCCGTGCGCCGCTTGGCGCCGCGATTGATGAAGCCGCAGGACGCGATGGCGGCAGACATCTCGGCGGCGAGCGCCTCTTGCGTCACGTAGAGGATCTCGGTGCCCATCGGCTTATCGACCTGCTCGTAGGCATTGAAGTGGCAACTGATGTCGACGTCGCGTTCCTGCGCGTTGTGAAAATTCACTATCGCATTGAGGTTCTCATTCTGGCTCTTGCTACTGTTGTCGTGGAACACCATCACGTCAGCGCCCCTGCTCTGCAGCTCCTCCGCGACGCGGTTGACGACCCTGCGGGCCTCATCGACCTCGTCGAGGATACCGCAGGCGCCGCGAACGTAGAGACCGTGACCGGAGGACAGGACGACGCGCATGGTGCCTCACAAGCTCGTGGAATAATTAACATTGAGCGTATCGCCGTTGACGACCGCCTTGTCCCCAGTGCTGAACGTGCCGGCCGACCATAGCACGCCGCCGGTGTCGTCCTTGGTGGCGACCGCGCCGGTACCGAAGTTGAGGAACGCGCCCTTCACTGTGCCCGTGCTGGTGATCGCGAACGACAGCGCCGCCGACAGCGCCTTCGACCCCGCCGAGGCCGCCGACCACACCGCGGTCTTGCGGTTGCCGCTGTAGGCTGGCGCATTCGTCCCGCCGGCCTCGAGCCATCCCGAGTGGGACGCCATTGTGTCGCCGGCCGCGACCGCCGTGTACGACGTCGACGAGATCAGGCCCATGTACGGCCCGACCACGGTGTAGGCCGCGCCGGCGAGGAACGTGTCCAAGGCCAGGTTCTTGCCGACCGTGCAGACCACATTCTCGATCGTGTCGCGCCACTTAAGCTTGCCGTCCGCCCCGATGCATTCGACCTCGTAACGGCCGTGCGCCTCGGCCTGCTCGCCGATGCCGCCACCGCGGACAACGGACGCGTCGTTATGCTCGCGCGCTTGCGCGCGTTCGTCGGTCATGGGGTTCTCCTTTGGATGATCGTTAGGACAGCAGTTCTCTGCTATAGTCAGCGCAGCAGCCGAGCGTTGAAGCACTCGGCTGCCACTTCACAAGGCAACCTTTGACGGAGGTCGCTCATGCCATTCATTGATATCACTGGTCGCCGTTTTGATCGCCTGACTGCGCTCGAAATATCCCACAGGAATAACAAAGGTAAGATTTTTTGGAGCTGCCGTTGCGATTGCGGAACAGCGCGGATTATCGATACGCACAGATTGTTGAGCGGCCACACTCATTCTTGCGGTTGTTTGCGTCGCGAATTGGCGCGCGCGAGGCATACGACACACGGTGATATGTATTCGCCTGAATGGTGGTCATGGGCCGCAATGCGCGCACGCTGCTCTAATCCTAATAGGGCAAATTATGGTGGCAGAGGAATTACAGTCTGCGAGCGGTGGTCCGACTACGTTAACTTTCTCGCCGATATGGGACGCAAACCAACGCCAACGCATACAATCGAGCGCGTCGACAACGATGGAAATTACGAACCCGGCAATTGCAAATGGGCAACCCCCAAAGAACAAATGGCAAATCAACGGCCGCGGCATCGGCTAGGTCAACGCCGGTAAAGGATCAATATACCAGATCGTGCTCGGCTTAGCGGCACACACGCGGATGTAGATGAAGCCCTTCATCGCCGGCTGCGGCGAGGTTAGCGTGGCGACGAGCTTGAACGGGGTCCAGCCGGCACCCGAGCCGCCACCGTTCCACGTCGACCCATCCGACGCCACCGCCGCATTGGCCGCCAGCAAGCTGGCCTTGGTGGTGGTCTTGATCGTCCCCAATGGTGACGCCGACGATCCCAGATATTCCACCTCCATCCAGATATCATCGTTGAATGGCAACGCCCCCGCGTTGACCGTGCCGTAGACCGAGACGGTGATGTCGACGCCCGTGATCTCGTTCCAGATCGCCAATGACATCGCCGTGAATGGCCGCAGCCACTGGGCATTGGCCGTGGTCACTATCTTGTCACTGGAGGGCGTGGTGCCATCGGTCGCGCCGCCGACACGGGTGATCGATGTCTCGGTGGTCTCGGTGCCTTCATAGGCGTAGCGGGAGGACTTATAATTGGTGCCGCTCGAATCGCAGCGAACGAGCTGAATGGTCATCCCGGAACTGCTTGGCGTCGCCACGGTCATGGACGCATTCAGCTTGCAGTCATTGACCAGAAGGCTGCCGACCGCCCTATTGCCGCTAGAATCGAAGTTGAGTGCTCCGGTCAACTGACTCAGATCGAGTGCTTCGAGCACGACATTGTTGAGGTTGCCAGTGCCGCCGCTGGGACCAAGCAAGCCGTTGACGCTGGGAACTAGTGAACCAGACGCCAGGATCGGCCCCGTGTTTTTCCAGAGCCATTGCGCGTTGAACGGGTTCAGATACTGGCTAGTGGACGCAAATTTTACCGTCGTGTTGTTGAACACAAAAGCGGCGATGGTAGCGTTGCTGGCCTGAGCAACTTGGATGTAGTTCGATCCCGCCGTCCCCGCCATCCAAAACGAGCAGGCTTCGAAGTAAGTCCATCCTGCCGTCGCACTGATAAACAGCAGGCAACTGGTCCCGCCGACACCGGCTTTGAACGTAATGCCGAAAATGTAAAACGACCCCGTGCCGACATAGCTGAGATTGCTGTTGCCCGTCGTCGAGATCGTAGCACCGGAAGTCAGATCGCCAGCGGCGGGTGGATAGCTGCCGGAATGATTGTGACAAAGAATCTTACCGATGGATGCGTAAGCAGCCGCCCCGGCAGGGCCGATGCTGATCGCCGACGCCTGCGACTCGGCGTGATTGTCGCCAACGTAGATTGTGTTGCCGGCAGCGAACCATGTCGATGCACAGGCATTGGCAAGACGAGCATGCGGCGCTTGGCCACCAGTGAAATTGCCAACCACACCAAGTGACGTCCACGCAGCCGTCGTATCGGCGGTAGTGACACCAGCCGTGTCTGAAAACGACGGCTCGGACGCGCTCATCGCCCCTGCTGTCGTACAAATCTGATAGCTCGCACCATTGCTGCGCTTGATGACCTGCCCGAGCACAGCCGGTGTGACGGCCTTGACCTGAGCCCAGGTTGCCGTGTTGGTCAAATCGCCGTTGAGCGCAGCCTGCCCGGTGCATTCCTGCCAGGTGGCTGTACCGTCTGTCGTCTTGGAGCCACGGGTCAAAACCCAAGTCGCGTCGGTTACGTTGGCGGTCGTGCCAGCGATGATGCAAACAAACACCCGCTCGTTACCAACAGTTGG